CCAATTTCTTTCTCCTCACAGTATTGCTCTGCAAAATGAGCCACTTCCTGATTACCTGTCGGATAAAATTTACTAAAGTCAGCTATCTTATTATCCTTAATCTTTTCTTCTAATGTTTTTATTGCTGTTTTCATATCTCTATTGTTTATTGGTTAATATATCGTATTCCAAAGTATAAAGTCACTTTTGTTAATCATATAAACGAGTTAAGCCCAATTTAGGCAAACCCTTGCCCACGCTTAACTAATACCCATTTGCTTTTTCCTTGTCGTTGGTAAACTGCACTTCTTAATGGTAAGTTTAAGTTAGCCCGCCAATCGCACTCAGGCTCTAATTTTGCCCTACGCTCAATGTAACTAAGGGTTTTGGCTTCATCGTATTCTTTGTCGTTATCTTCATTAAAGTAGTGTTTGCCATTTTTTGTAATATCCCAACCACCAAAACCCGAATAAAGCCTTGTTCTCATTGGTAGTTTTTCTTCTGTATATCCACAGTTTAAACAACCTGAAATCCCGCCCGCAATTGGCTGTAAATAAAAACTGGGCTTAACAACAGGTATAGCGCATTGCGCTTGGTTTTCGGAAGTATCGTTCTTTTTATTCATATTGTCTATATTTTAAAGTTTTATAATTCTAATCGGGGCGCAACGAACGCCATACCATCACCGTTAGGTGTTATTGCCTACGCTTCATTAATTCCCTACAATTCCTTAATCTTGCATAAGCAGCACAGACGGCTATATTAAAATCCTTTGCAACTTGCCTGTAAGTTGGTGGTTTTCCATAATCTTCTATGTATTTCTTAACATAGTTTTCAGTATCTAACATTTTTTGTGTTATTCCCCTTACACATAACAAACAACTAACATCTACATGTTGTTCAAGCCATTTTACATATTCAGTTGTGTAACACCACACCCCTGCATCTTGTGGGTTTTCATGATAAATATCTTTGTTGGTTTCTTCTCTGTATTTATCTTTTATTTGTGTCATAATATTTTGTTCACTCATGGTTTTATTTATTATACTAATTTACGTTTATCTTCTGTCTCCTTTAATTCATTGCCTGAAAGGAGATATGGATTGTATGGTAATTCATGAAGCAAAATAATTGCTGTAAATTCTGATGATTCAAAATCATTTCTTGTTAATATTCTTTGTTCAATTTCATGTATTTCATCAGCCTGAATTATATCATCATTTGGTCGTTCTTTCATGAAATAAACCTCCTTTTCAGGATCATATCTTTTTAATTGATTGATAAGTTCTTTTACTTTCATGGCTTTATTGTTTATTGGTTTGGTCTAAAAATCCTTTAACTACTTCTTTCGCATTATCGCAATAACTATATTCCAGATTATCCACCCATTCTATTAATTTAATCATCTCTCCTTCACAGTATTGCTCTGCAAAACTTATTAGCCTATCCTTAAATTGTTGTTTTGTAATAATATTCTGAAACGCCCAATCTGCAAATTCATCAATTTCTTTTCGTAATTCTTCTGCTGTTTTCATGATTTCTATTTTAATTTTTCTTCAATTTTTCCCTTTATCTCATTTATTTCTGTCCGCATATTCCTGTCTGTAAATATTAAATTATCAATAACCTGTATACCGTGAAGTGCTGTTGCATGATCCTGATCAAAAGGTTTACTAAGCATGTATAATGACAGGTTTGTAGACTTTTTCCCAAAGTAATAGCATAATTGCCGTGCAAAAACAATTTCCTGCTTCCTGGTTTTTTGTTTCATTATTTCAATAGGAATATTTTGATATGAAGAAATAACTCCTATAATATATTCATAAGGTGATATACGTTGCATTCTTAGATCCTCTCCTTTTTGAAAACCGGCAAGATATCCCTTTCTTAAAAGGAATACTTCATTTGCTTTTGCTTCAGGAAATTCACTGATTATAAACTCCTCGGCATATTGTTCAGGTGATTTCATATACTTTCAATTTCAGCTTCATAGTAAAGCTCGTGAGCAATCCTGAATTTATCATAATTACTATATGACCGTGCAATAATTATCCTGCGCCTTATCTCAGTAAGATCACATTTGCAACCATATTTATAGATAAGGATATTCTGCACCTGGATAGTTTCTATTTCATATATAAGGTCAAATTTCTGTGCCAGGTTATGCTTATTACAATATTTAAACCACTTATTATTGAGCTTTAAACGCAGGAGTTTAGTATCATTAGTCCATTGTAACAAACGGTCATCATATTCCATTTCGTTAAGGAACTGATTTAATAATGCTGCTCTGTATTTTTCTGGTTCCATGATTAAAATAGTTTTTTCTGTGACTCAATACCATTTTTTAGCCATCCCATAAACCGGGTATGGTAATCTTTATTGTTCTTATCATAAATATCCTGAAATTCCTGGTTTTTGGCATTTACCCATTTATTAAAATGCTTTAGTCCTTTGGTCCCTTTCGGGTGCATTTTTAAAAATACTGCAAAATGTGGTGGTAAATTATCATAATCATCGCCATGCGCAATAATCAGTATATTTTCACTTTCGTTATAACACATGTGATAATTGTCTGATGCTATAACATAGTTATCATATTCATAAATTTTGCCGTCTGATGTTTGTAACGGCTGGCCGTTTACTTCTATTGTATATTTCATTTTAATAATTTATATTTTAATAATTCCAAAACATAGCATCTTCTGATGCTGTAGTTAATATTTTAATACATTTGCCATTTCTGTTTTTTGCAATATCTATATATGCTTTATCTCTCATATCGTCACCTTTCTCGTTTATCCAGTATCTTTCTGGCAGGCGAATAAAGCGGGTAAGAAATATAACAATATCTGCATCCTGTTCCAGCTCGCCACTCTCGCGCAGGTCCGAAAGAATAGGCAGCGGATTACTACGTGCTTCAACAGCGCGATTAAGCTGGCTGACTGCGATAACAGGAATATCAAGCTCTTTGGCGATGCTTTTAAATGTTTTGCTTATATCGCCTACTTCAGCATATTTATTGCCGGCCTTACGATAGTTATCATCACCGCGGGCAAGCTGCAGGTAATCTACAATTACCATATCAATACCTGCTTTCTTCTTAAACTTGCGCGATATGCTGCGTATCTCTGAAGCCCGAAGGGCCGGAGTATCATCAATGAATATGTTCTGTGCATAATCCCCGGCCTGCCTGTTAAGACTATCCCAGTCAATATTTTTACCTGCTTTTAATTCATTGATATCTGTATATCGGTCCACAAGCAAGCGATATGATAATTGTCGTTTACTCATCTCAAGTGAAAAAAGAAGTATCTTGTATCCTTGTTTGGCTGCATCACGAGCCATAGAAAGAACAAAAGCTGTTTTACCCATAGATGGGCGCGCAGCAATAAGTATCAGATCCGACTTCTGAAAACCAAGTGTTATCCTGTCCAGTTCTGTAAGCCCGGACGGTACGCCTATCAATTTTGTTTCCTGTAATTCTATCTTGCTTATCAATTCCAGGGTGTCTTTATTTATTGCGCTCAATGGCTCCGGCTCATGAAATATACTCTCATCTGTTATCTTGTAAAAAGACTGCTCTGTAAAATTGTTTATCTCTCCAATATTAAGGCCAATATCATAACTGAGTTTCATAAGCTCATCCCCTGTAAAAATATATTGCCTGCGCAGGTATTTTTCTTTTACTATCTCTGCGTGCTGTATAATAAATTTATCCGTTACGAGAATACCGGCAAGCTCAGTGAGATAAACGACACCTCCGATATCATCAAGCTCGCCGCTTTCAGATAAAGAATTGTTTATCGTTACCAGGTCGGGACTTTTATTATTATTGTATATCTTGAGAATATGATTGTATATTGTCTGATGCTCCTTGCGGTAAAACATTTCCTGGCGTATGATATTCACTATTTCATCCATTACATCAGGATTAACGAGTATCGCGCTCAGTAATGCGCGCTCTGCTTCTATTGCTTGCGGTAATTGCTTATCCATGCTGCGCCTCTCTTATTGCTTTATTAAATTCGTCATCTTCAATTTCGTCCTCCCATCTTCGTTGATTCAAATATGTTTCAGGATAGGGCTGAAATTGTTTATCATTTATCGTCTTCAAAAAATTAGGTAATGTATTCATTATTTCTTCACGTTCTTTATCTTTTAGTTTATTCCATTTCTTCTCGCATTTTACTTTCGCTATCTTTTTATTATATAAATTCCAAAATTCAAAAAACGCTACATTAATACTATTATTTATATTTTCATTTTCATTTTCCATACGCTTATCATATGTTTTTGATATGTTTTTTTTGCTTAAACTCCTGTTATGCCGCCTGCTCTCTATATAATTGTTGCGTTTTTCGCGCTCTGTTTGCATTCTTTTTTGATAATAATTGCCATTTTCGTCCTTCATTAACTTACTCAAAATCGCTTCAGGTACAACATCGTTTTTACATATCTTCTTCACTTGATATTCCGTTAATGGTCCTTTATCTGCCTGGTGACATAATATACGTATGTATTTACCTACTTCATCATCGGTCATAAATTCTGTGCCGACTAAAAAATCCTGAAAATAAAATAATACTGCCGGGTCTTTCATTGTTTTTTACTTTTATTTCCGTAATTACAAGCATCTTCAAACCATTCTCTTGTTGCATCAATAATTATATTACATGGAGTATCGTAACTTAAATCTACTTGTATTGGATCTTTATCATTAGGGTAGAAAGTATAAAATTTTTCAATGTTATCTTTTTTCTTTCCTTCAATAAAAAATATTGTAACACATCCTATTTCATGCAAAGCCCTGAGTGTTATTTTTTGTCCTTTTTTAACAGGAGTACCGGGATCTTTTGTTTCAAAAACTAAAAATCTACCATGTCTTTCAACTACGGCATCAAGATCCATTGGTTCTATTTTGGTCGGGGCAAAAGCTGGTTTTAGATAATCCCAGTCAAATAACCCATCATAACCGGCTGGTAAACTTGAATTAAAATTATCCTGATGATTAATCATATTTAGTCATTATTATTCCAATATTTCTAAATTCTGTATTAAATTTCCCAATATTTGGGCCTATATAAAAAAATGTTTGACCATTAGTAGGCGCACTTTTCTCATTTTTGTTATAAAATTTTACCCTCCCATTTAATAAACATAAAGCAGAAGAAACTTTAACAAGTTTATGGAACCAAGAAGTATCAGTATTATCGTTTGTCAAAATAATAGCTTGCTCTATATTTGGCAATTCTTCAATTAATTTATCAATAAATTCAATTATTTCCTTTCCTGAATAAGGAGGATTTAACCAAATATTACCTTCCCATTCTTGCTCTAATCCATTATCTTCAATAGTGTAATATTTTTTAGCTTTAATTATTTTTTGTGCCTCATCACAACTTGCAGGATCTAAATCAATTTTCCCCATTGCCTTGCGAGCTAATTCCACATATTCACCAGGTGTGTACCATTCATTGTTACCAGTAAATAGTGAAACAATTGGCTTCCCTTCGATCCATCCAAGTTTTTTAAAATGATTTAAGGGAGTTTTATCTGATATTCCTTTTGATTCTAACCATTCCAGCCATGCAGGTAACTTGTCGGAATTTTCCGATAAGTCTCTTCTTTCGCCTTGCACTTTTAATTTATTATAAAATATCCATAAATCAGAAACAACATCGGTAGTTAATCTTCGCCAGCCATAAATAAGTTCGTCAAATTTTTTATCTTCCAATTCATAATCCCAATTTTCCGGTATCTCGGGCTTAATTATTTCTACTTTTGTAATTTCCATATTTATTTATTTAAAAACCAGGCACAGGGTGGTTCGGATGGTATCCATGAAGAAACCACCGCCGCCGAAACGGAGCCTGTACCTGGTATATTTTTTAAGATTAAACATTATGGATTTTTTATTTAACCATTACAAAGATAATCATTTTTCTTTAAATGCAAAATATTAATTAAATATATCCTGCAATTCACAAATATCATCTATCAGAATGTACTGTACTCTGAATCTTATATATTCCTGATAATACTGCCGGATCTTTCATAATTCTAAAGAAAATTGTGATTCATCTAATTCTTTATATCCTTCATATTTATTCATAAAATCTATTAATAATTTTTTATTCCTTAATGATAATAAGAAGTCCGCATATTGAATTTTATTAAATAATTTCTCATTTCCTTTCTCGTTTACAACTCTGAATTTTGTGAATAATCTATCAATAAAAACAATAAATACTCTTATGTCATTTTTATTAAACCATTTATAAACTCCATTTTCAGTTGGTGTTAATGTATCACCATTATCATCCCATTTTATATCTAAAACACCAACAATTTCTTCATTTTTAAAATCATATTCTATCCATAACCTATCAATATCACAAGTATATAATTTTTTATATTGCTCTCCATTCTTTATTAGTCCCCAATGAAAATCAGAATATTTATTATGTATATCACTATTGGGATATTTGCCCATTTATTTTAATTTTAATATCATTAATTCTCTATTGAGTATAAGGCAATATTTTTCTTTTTTTGCCTTATCCACCATACTGCCTCTATATTGTTCTGTAGAATAAGGTATAACATATCTTGCTTCTATTTCATATTTATTAGAAGCTATATCATACAAATCAAACATTGGATCAATCCATTCATTATTATTTTCAAAATCCCATATAGGTCTTATTAAATATGCTATTTTCTCTATTTTTTTGGTCTTACATTCTTTAATAATATTCATTATAGTATTATCAAATATATCTTTTGTCATATTACCTAAATCAGTGTCATCTTCAGAATATTCTTTTTTTGCAAGGACCCAGTATGGAGGATCAAGAAATATCATTTTAGGCTTAGGTAAATTATCAGGGAACCCATCTAATATATCATGTTTGATAATATCTTTCTCCCTTCCTGGTTTTACAATTCTATCACTGCAGAAATATCTCCTATAGAAATCCTTACAGGAATCAATAGTCGTTCCTGCACCAGCAAATGGATCAAATATTATATCTAATGGATCTGTGTGATAATAAAGTAAGTTATCCATGAATACTTTAGGGAAGCTGCCAAAATGATTTGTTTCATTACCCTTTTGTGTATTCCAGATATTATAAATAAATGGCTTGAAATCTTTAACGATTTCGGCCATATGGCTAATTTCGTTTTTAATTACATTCTTTACAGTATCCTGTGTTATTCCAAACATATCGGCGATGGATTGCTGAGTATTCCATGCCTGTAAATAAAGTTGTATTATTTTACGATTACGTTCTTGCTCTATAGCTTCTCTTTGTGATTTTGTCCAGTTTCTTATAGTTTCTGGTGGCACACTTAATACTTCTGACAATTCTTTTATCTCCATATCACCTATCATTTCCTGCGCATATTTCTTCTTCTCTTTATTATCAAGTTGTAATCCATGATTGGAATTTAATTGATATGCCAATTTTTTTAGTTCTTTTTCGCTTTCGACTTCTATTATTTCATATAGTATTTTATCAACTCCAGCTAATTGAAATGCTTTCCAGCGATGATAACCATCTATAAGTATATTATGCTGATCTAATTTTATAGGCGGTAAATATTCCACACTATCAGAATACTTCTGTATAATAGCTTGATTGGGCTCAAACCGTGGATATAAATCTTCTCTATAAACAATTTCAGATGTTTTAATCTTCATCTATATAAATATTAAAGGCCACACCCCGGCGTTGCGACACCCAATGAAAGAAAGGATACGCCAGGGGCGGCCATTGTTATTCTATTTTTAAGTTTATAATTCATTGAGCGTCGCCTTTGATTATTACAAAGATAAGCATTTTTCTTTAAATGCAACTATTTTTCGTTAAATATCTTTTCTTTCCATCTATCACAATGTCTATCTTCTGGTATAATATAACTTACTTTATCAAACTCACAACCCCCTCTATCCTTTAATATCGGATTTTGAGTATAATATTTACAATTACCACATAGTTTTATCTGTTTTTGTTCAATTATACGGTTTATTTCTGATATATCTAATTTATTCCACTCATCTACAGTCATCTCACTTAAAGCAAAATTACCATATTGAAATGCAAGGGCTTTTGCTAAACCCGGAAAGGTCCTCGATCTTAATTTAGAACGTTCTGGACCCGGTGCCATTTTCCATATTTTCTGTTCCCTCCCTTCAACTATATCAGTAGGCTTTAATAATGGTAAATTATATAACCATAGACAGGTCGCCTTTGTTTCTCCGTGCCCGAATTGCCAGGGCTGAATTATCTGATCAGGTTTAAATGGGAATCCGTAAATTTGCATTTCAATATAAAGGGAAGGGAACCATCTTTTTATATAATCACCTCCATTTAAAATACCGATCGGGTTTTCACAGCAATTACTATATTTCCAAACATCAAAAAAGAATCTGATTGATTTTTCCTGACTGCCATTTTCCCTTTTTTCTTTAAACCATCTTGCTCCACTTACAGCTAAATCAGTACATGGCGGGAAACTTATAACAATATCCCAATCATCATTCAAATGCTTTAAAACATCATCCTGTATATGCCATTCAGGATGATCCCCTGAAGTTGGTAAAAGATCACACGACCAAGCATTATGGCCACGTTTCCTAAATTCTTCGGTAACAATACCGGATTCTTCACAAGCTATGAGTATCTTCATAATTTTATAATACTCTCATTATTTTTCATTAAAAATATCCCTTAGTTCAAGTTCATTAAGCATTAAATAAGGCTGCCATTACAATACATTTTACAGATGGGTAATTACCATAAGGCTTTGTTAATAATAAGGCTTTATCATATCCATAGAATTCAATATTAACAGGACGGTTTTCAAAATCCATTGCCTCGGTTGCTATTTTTAACAATCTTGAATCAATACCTATTTTATTCACTGCTTTTGATGTTTTAGGAAATACCGATTCAGCATCAGGATATTTTAATTCATCTCCATTTACTTTGAAAGGAACATAATGCAAAAGGCTATCATATTTATATACAATCAAATTATTTTCAAATTGATGATTATCACAGCCACATCTTGTCATTTCTTTAAAATGCTTCCAGTGAATCAAAATACCAGGGTCAGGAATTGAGTCAATAAAGACATCTGCATGTGGAAAAACTTCGCCTGTTTTGTGCCTTATTAAAACATGGCAATTACTTGCGTATATTACATTTTTGTCAACAAAAACATGGAACATAACTTCTCTCATATCCCAGTCTTTTTCACAGTAATTATAGATTTTTGGATAATGCTTTTTCATAGTTTTTTGATTTAATAATTATTAAAAATATATTGTAATTCAATTTCATTGACCTTATTACCGTCAACCCATTCCTCAACCAAAGTGTCAGGTTTATATAACTTGTACATCCTTTCCCGTACCCGCTTTTCATTAACATCAGTAAGTATATATTCCTTGCCATTAACAACCAGCATACAGGGTGGGTAAGCTCTATCTTTGCTCATTCTCTAAAAATTTATAGTGTATTTCTCTTAATTTATCTTCTTTTATAAATTCTCTATGCGCTAGATTATGGCATTTCATGCAGAGGCACATACAATTATTAATAGAATCATCACCACCCCGACTGCGGTATTTTATGTGGTGGATATTTAACCCATTGTTTATTGGTCGTACACGCCCACAGGCTTCACATTGCCATGTATCCTGCTCTCCAATCTGAAAATGATTAATGTAATTTTTTATATGTGCTTGTGCCATAATTAAAGTTTATCTTTATATTCTGAAATAAAACTATCAAAAATAAGATCATCGGGATTTGGCAAAATAATACCAATCCCGGCAACTTCAGCACATACTCTCTCCATGTATTCTGCAAACTGCGATGTTGAAAGCCGCCTGGTAGTTCGTGTCGCTATTTCATGATCACCCAAAATAACAATTTCTGGCGATAAGAACATTTGCTTAAATGCTTCATGTAAACTATATTTATCCTGCCCGGTTTCATCTGCTACACAACTCATCCAAACCCAATAAAGAGCATTTGCAGATAAACTACGTTTTGTAAATTGCCGTTTTATCTCCCAACTATAAGGCTTTTTGATTTCGAGTTTATTAATATATTCTATTAAAGCCTGTTTGTCGTCATTATTTTGTAGTTTCCCTTTCATCGGTAATAATCATATTGTTCATAAATTGTTAATTCTGTTTTAACTTTCTGAATCAGATCATCAAGTCTTAATTCAAACCGTTCATGCAATGTTTTTTCCGGTAACACACGAATAATAAAAGGCTTCATACCTTCAACATAACTCATGAAATCACAATATTTGAGTCCTGTAACAAATAATTGGCCCTGTACCTGATAAAGATATTCAGAAGGAAATACACCGGCAGAAATATAATTTAAATGCGTTTTCATCAAAGGACATTTTATCTCGATTAATCCTCCATCTTCAGTTAATCCATCCGGGGAACAACCTATCCAGTTATAATATTTATTATCCTCATCAGGAATAATAAAACCGCATTCCTCTATTTTAACATCAAATATTGATTCGTATTCTTTTCGGGCTTCTGGTTCCGTTTCTAAACCTTTCTCCATAATAGCGTTTGTGTATGTCTCTTCCATGCGACCCGTGATTATTTCAGTAACAATATCGGCAACCAGGTCTTTATGTGTTTTTGTTCCTTCACCAGCTACAAGTGCTGCAAAGCGGGTGCCTGTTACTCTCCCCGTTTTATTTTGGAACCAGCTTTCTGATCCTTGTTCAATATTGTATTTTATCATGACTTAATTTGTTTATCAGCTTCAACCATCCAATCAATCATACATTGTGCCTCGGCATACATCTGCTCTGGCTGGATCTTACCAGCCACTACCAGGTCTTTAGCATAGGCCATAGCAAAGCCGGAATATTTTGACTGCTCCACTTTAAGGCGTTTACCAAAGTTGCTCTGTCCCTGATTATAAACAGGCTTGATTATAAGATACTTTTTACCGTCTTTAGTTATTGTTTCTTCAGTAAATTCTGCTTCCTGGCCTTTAATGAATTTCTTCTGATCTTTTGATTTGGATTTATAGAATGCCTTTTTATCATCATAGGTTATTGTAAAACCATATAATGTTCCATGCTGGCTTTCAAATTCTTTATTGAATAATACTTCTTTGATTAATGCTTTCATAATATATCTTATTTAACAAGTTATTAACTATATTTAAACAAAGTTTATCTATTTGTTATTTCTTTAAGTGCTGAAATACAGGGCAGTTTCATAATTTTTTTTCTTTAAGAGATTTTTCAAGTTCCTTAAGAGATTTTTCAAAATCCTTTATTGCTTTATAAAAATTGCATATTCCTGATATAAAATTCTTAATTGCTCTTATTTCAATTAAGAATCTGATTTTAATTCTTTTAAAAACATAGGGTAGTTTCATAATAGTTTCTGTAAGAAGTTATTAATTACTTGTTGTGTTTCTTTGATGTTGTATTCAGTGGTGCCTTCACTAATAACATCCAGTAGGGTTACTGCTTCAAAAAGCAGTACATGGCTCTTTGCATAGGCTTTACCTACTCGGATGATATAGTCTTTGCCTTCGCAATTATCTGGTGTTGGTAAGTTATATTTCATGATTTCTATTTATAAAATTAATATAGTCCTGTCTTGTTGGTCTCAATCCCTGGGTGAATAATCGCCGGCAAAGCGCATTCCACTTTAATTGCAAATTTGAATCTACTTCAAACCAGGAAGTGCCGCTATCACTGAAATAATAGCATCTGTGCTTTTGTACAAATCGTTTAGTTTTCATAGTCTAAAAATCTAACATCAAGGATTAGGAGTATTTTTTCTATCAGCCCGATGCCGGGATTTACTTTGCCTCTTTCTATGTTGCTCATATATTGCTGGCTTATCCCTGCAAGTTCGGCAAGTTCGGCCTGTGTCAGTCCTCGCTTTTTGCGGTATTCAGCTATTTTTTCGAGTATCATCGTCTTTTTATTGTAATGTTAGCAAATATAGCCATTCCTGCCATTAATAAAAATATGACAGCTCCCTGGATGTCAACTATAATAAAATTAGTATAAGCAAGATAAAGGAAATATCCAGCAAGCCCGGCAAGCAATATCTTAAATGTTATTATCAGAAAATTATTCATGGTCTTCTTTTTTAATGTAAACAGAATCAACTATTTTATAGATTTCTTTGTAGGGGAACATATACGAAGTACTATCCTTAATCAAGACTTTTTCATAGCGATAAACTTTTTCATAAGGATTATATCCATTGAGAATATTTATATATGCCTCATTTTCTCCTTTTAAATTCAATCCTGCGCCATAAAAAGACAAGCCAATTACACCGAGAAAGAAAATAATTAATGCTTTCCCGATTTTATCTTTTTTTGAATAATTATTTGCAAGTATTCCAATAATTATTCCGACACAAATTGTCCCAATAATTATAAATATTGTATTCATAGCTCAAAATTTTTATGTAATGTATCAAATAAATTCAGCTCAGCATAAGGATCCTCTTCTGAAATAAGATCATAGGTCGCGGGGTCATCATTATAGCAATTCCAGCAATTATCGCAAATCTTGCTCTTGCGCCAGGTATCTTTTTCATAAACAAAAGCCGGATGCATCTCATCATGGAATGTTTTTTCTCCGCAATGACCGCAATATTCTCCGCAAAATTCGCAGCCGGTAAATTTATGATCGTCTGAAATTACATTGTCAACTAATTCGTCAACTTCGTTGCCGCAATGAGGGCAAATGACAAATTGCCTGTACCTGTACATATCTTCTGGTAAGTCTTTCATGATTTATATTTTAATCTATTAGCTCGTTTGCTTAATGCACTAGCAATTATATCTAATTCATTTTTTACCTTTTGCGAATTGGTACAATCACTGGTCTGGAGTTCATTAATTACTATACTAGCAATCCATAATGCTTCTATTTTAGCTTGTTTTTTATTCATGATTTATCTTATTTCATATATTTGAACAATCTTCAATTTCAATACTTTCAGCATCTTTTCAACAAGATCAACACGTGGTTTGATCTTACCGGCCTCAATCCTGCAATAATGAGCAGGGCCAATATCAAGCATTTCAGCAAATTCATATTGAGTGATATGCTTTTTCTTCCGTGTTTCCTTTATTGTTTCGATTATTGAGTTCATTATGTTTTATTTTCTAATCCTTATTATTATCTGATACCACTTCTTGCTTTTCCTGAGAGCATCTTCAAGGCTTTCAATCTGTTCATTCTTTTCTTTTATCGTATCCCGCAGGTTTTTGATTATTCTGTTATCATTAAGAATAGTAATTTCCAGGCTCTTTCTGTGATTATCCTGCACATTGATTTGGCCTTTAAGCCTTTTTACATATTCATTAAGTTGATTCTTGCTGCTCATGATGCTTTGTTTTAATTGTACTACTAAGATACAACATATTGTAATATAATGCAAGTAAATTAACAATTATTTTTTATATTATGCAATATATAATTTATTTTTACCCAAACCGCATTTAAGGCTATACGGGTACGATTTAAGCAACTTTCGTGTTTTTGTAGGGTATACTGCTATTGAAGGGGTAATATTTAATCCTGTGCCACACGGTAAAGCGCAGTGGGCTATTTTCTGGTTCTGCCTTTATGGATGCGTAAATTCTCAACATCGAATGCTCCGCTTTCTTCAAGTTCGATTGTTACAATACCGTGATTCCACTTGTTAAGTCTTGCCCATTCAGGTGATAAACCACAGAGGCATCCAACTGAAAAACAAACAAGCAATTTACCCATCAGGTCTTTTTCCGTGTGCTGGCTTGAACGGTGTGCATGAGCCGTAATGCCATGAGTATATCCCTTTAGCATGAGACCACGTGCCGGGTTTACAATACTTGTAGAAGCACTTTGGAATTCATGGCCGTGAACAATAGGTAATTTACCAGCCATAATCTTTGTATGCTGGATCACTTCACAATTAACCCCCCTTTGTGCTAATAGATTTTCAAACTGAAATTCTGAAACATTAAGTAGTTCAGGGGCCTTTACACGTAAATAACGTTCATAGCGTTCCTCATGATTGCCTTTTTTATAAAA